ACTGTGAACCGGTCCGCCGTCGACGCCCGGGTCCGCGAGGCCATGACCCGTTTCAACGTCGTGGCGTTCTGGGCCGACCCCTCGCACACCAAGGACGACGACAACACCAGCTACTGGCTGCCGTTCATCGACACATGGATGCGTGACTTCAAGAACGACGACCCGATGGGCCGCTGGAAGGCGCTCGACCCGGCCTGGTGGCCGATCAAGTCCGGGCTGCGGCAGCACGCGGTGTTGTTCGACATGGCCTCCGCGGACCGGCAGAAGGTCTTCATCGGCGCGGCCGAGGAGTTCGTGGCCACCATGGAGCAGCTCAACGACATCGAGGAGTTCGAGCCCGGCTTCAAGATCGACGGCCACCCGACCCTGGTGACGCACCTGAAGAACGCCCGGGAGTACCTCCACCCCCTCGGCGGCACCTCGCTGATGAAGGACGGCCGGGAGTCGCTGAAGAAGATCGACCTGGCCGTGTGCGCCGTCGGTGCCCGGATGCTGCGCCGGATCGTCCTGAACTCCGAGCAGGAGGAAGAGGAAGAGGTCGACAGCGAGATCTGGGGCGCGGTCCGGTGATCGACTGCGAGAGCTGCGGCCAACCCTACGACGGCACCAGGTACCGCTGGAGGTGCCCAGCTTGTGGGTGGAAGACGACATGCTGCGACGGGGCACCCTTGCCAGCCTGCCGACCGGAGGCGTAGGATGTCCAACATGCGAGAGCCCCACTTCACCGAGGTCCACCTGTCCGGCCTCTGGGACGCCCCCCGGCCGCGCTGGGTCGCGCTCATCAAGGCCGCCGCCTACGAGGCCGACGTCATCACGATCACCGAGTTCACCCAGCTCCCGATCGGCGCATGGACCCCGGACGGCTTCGAGCTCATCTACTACCCGGGCCAGGGCCGCAACGAGTGCGCGATCCTCTACAAGACGAAGACCTTCCCCCGGGTCCTCGACCGATGGTGCATCCCGATCTCCAGGACGCCGTACGCCCTCGGGTCCGGCAAGATCCGTCCCCGCATCCACCTGCTCGGCGCCGAGCTCGAGCACGTCAGCGGCGAGAGGGCCAACATCGAGGTCTGGCACGCCCCGTCGGCGATCGAGGGCAAGAACGGACTGATCCGCGGAGTCCGCCGGGTCAAGGCACTGTTCGAGGCCCTCACCGCGATCAACCTGCACCGCAAGGCCGAGCTCCGCGGCGAGGCCAACGTGCTCGCCGCCGACTGGAACCTGAACCTCAAGCGCCCGTGGGTCGCCGCCCTGCTCCGCGCTAAGCTGCGTGGCCTACGCAACGCCTGGAGGATCTGGCCGCAGGGCGGATCCCACGGGGACCGACTGATCGACGGCATCCGCGTCTCGCGGAAGCTGCGCATCGTCGGGAGCTCGCGACTGGCGAAGCCGTTCGCTCCGTTCGACCACCGGATGGTCATGACCGAGCTGGCCTGGGTCAAGCGCTGATAGGCTAGTGACCAGCACTGACCCATCCGGGTCCACTCGAGCACGGTCGGAGGCCCACGCGTGGCGATGAAGCAGGGCGCAGCCAAAGAGACGGCTCACGCATACTTCCCGTCGTTCCTCCGCTCCCGCGCGCGTTCGATCCTCCTCGACAAGTGGCAGAACAACCGCCAGTACGACATCGAGGAGGAGGAGACCACCAGCCGTTTCAACGGCCAGGTCTACCGCCCCCAGGGCGGCACCGACGCGGTCACCGATGAGTACACCCAGCTCGAGTCGCTGGCGGCCTCCGGGTTCGCCGGTCTCGTCGTCACCACGCTGGCCCAGACGGCGTACGTCCAGGGCATCAAGCGTCCCGGAGACAGCGACAACGACGCCTCGTGGCAGACCTGGCAGGCCAACCGCTGGGACTCGGTCCAGACCTCGGTGCACCGCTGCGCGATCGGCCAGGGCGTGGCGTACGGCGTCGCGATCCCCGGCAAGGACCCGCTGACCGGCAACCCGATGACCCGGTACCTGGCGCGGTCGCCGATGAAGATGGCGGCGTTTTACGACGCCGACGACGACGAGTGGCCCATGTTCGCCATCGAGGCGGAGCCGCAGCAGTTCACCGGCCTGCTCGACGGCAACGGCGAAGCGGCCACCAAGGGCTGGATGGTCCGCCTCTACGACGAGGACGTCATCCACCGCCTCTCGTGCGAGGGCAACGGCACCGAGATCGACTCGTGGACCTACATCGACCACGTCGAGCACGGCCTCCCCGTCCCCCCGGTGGCGCGCCTCGCGAACCGGATGGACCTCGAGGGCCGGGCCGTCGGCGAGATCGAGCCCGTACTGCCGCTCCTGCGTCGCATCGACCAGGACGTCTTCGACCGCCTCATCGTTCAGCGCTTCGGCGCCTGGAAGGTCCGCTACATCGCGGGCATGGCCAAGCCGAAGGACGCCACGGAGGAGCGTGCCCAGGCGATCCGGCTCCGGGTCCAGGACCTCCTGATCTCCGGGAACGAGAACACGAAGTTCGGCACCCTGGACGCCACCGACCCTGCCGGGTTCAGCGGTGTCACCGACGCCGACCTGAGGATGCTGTCCGCGGTCACCCAGACCCCTCCGCATCACCTGCTCGGCCTCAGCTCCAACCTCCAGGCCGAGGCGCTGGCCGCGGCCGAGTCCGGCCTGCAGCGCAAGTCCCACGACTTCCGGATCAACGCCGGGGAGTTCCATGAGCAGATGTCGCGGATGGACGCCATGTACCGCGGCGACTTCGCGGCCGCGGCCGCCACCGACCGGCAGGTCCGCTGGCTCGACACCCAGTCTCGCGCGTTCGTGCAGACCGTCCAGGCCCTCGGCATGGCCGCCACGCAGCTCAAGATGCCCGTGGAGATGCTCTGGGAGCGCTTCCCGGACTGGACCGACTCGGACACCACCAGGGCCAAGGAGCTCGTCGAGAACGGGTCCATCGAGGCCCTGCTCGCCGAGTTCATGGGGACGGAGCAGACCGGTGCCCCTGGCGCCCCCGTCCAGTGACGCTGGCCGACTGACCGAGGCCTACCGGCAGGCCCAGGCGACCCGAGCAGCACAGGTCGCCGCCCTCGTCGCGCTCTACTACCGGACCCGGGTCGACCCGGCCAACGAGAAGTCGGTCAAGGCGTGGCTCGACCAGGCCGTCCGGCTCCTCATGACCGAGCACCGGCGCCAGGCCCAGTCCGGGGCGCTGTACGCCACCGCGCTGCGCCGCCTCGAGCTCCCGGGCGCCGCCCCGAAGAGCTTCCTGCCGCACACGATCGCCACCGAGGAGCAGATCGAGACCAGCCTGCGGGTGGTGGGCCCCGCCGCCTACATGAGCACCTTCCGCGACATCGCCCTCGACGACGAGGTCGACGACCTCGAGAAGAAGGCCAAGCTCGAGCTGGCCAAGAAGTCGATCGAGGTCCGCATCACCGGCGCCGCCCTCCGGCACGCCCAGAACGGCGGACGGCAGACGACGTACGCCGCGGCCACGACCGACAAGGTCGCGCTCGGCTACATCCGGGTCACGCGGGACAAGCCGTGCTACTTCTGCGCCCTCCTGGCCAGCCGCGGCCTCCAGGAGGGCTTCACCTACACCGAGGACAGCTTCGACCTGTCCGACGCCCGATTCACCGGCGAGGGCACGGCCAAGGTCCACGACAACTGCCAGTGCCACCTGAAGCCCGTCTACCTCGACACCGACGACTACGTCGACCGGTCCGAGTTCTTCGAGAACCTCTACCGGGAGTTCTCCACCGGTGGCGGAGCCAAGGCGATCAGCAGCTTCCGTACCGGCTACAACGCCTGGGCGTCCGGCAAGGTCACCGTCGACTTCTGATTCCTACGCATAGGTGTAGCGATCTGTCAACCCCTAATCTTGCTCCTCGGACACTCCGCGCGATCGGTCCGTGTACCCTTCTGAGGTAGAGAGCTCCGCAGGTGGAGCTCGCGGAAGCCCCCAGGAGGGTGTCGTGACCAAGCACATCGAGAAGCTCGGCCCGTACGAGAACTTCGAGTTCAGCTCGCTGCTCACCGCAGAGGAGCCGGATCTGGAGAAGCTCAAGAAGTACGTCTTCGGACTACTTCGGGACAAGGCTCAGGCGCAGGATGCCAGGGACGCGGCCAAGGCCGATACGACCGAGGTGCAGACCGAGCTCGACGAGGCGAATGCCAAGCTCAGCAGCAACGCTCCGGCGGACCTGCAGGCGAAGCTGGCCAAGTCCGAGGCGAAGGTCAAGGAGCTCGAGGGCAAGATCGCCGACAAGGAACTGGTCGAGGTTCGCCGAGAGGTGGCCAAGGACAAGGGCCTGACCGACGCTCAGTCCAAGTACCTGACGGGCACGACGAAGGACGAGCTCGAGGCTTCGGCCGACGAGTTCATCAAGGACAACGACATCCAGGTCGCAGACCCGGATGGCGAAGACCCCGAGGACGACGAGCGCAACCCGCTCATTCGGACTCCGAGGGCCACCGCCCTGAACCCGGGCGACCCGAACCCGTCCGCGGGTCCGGTGAAGGAGCCCAACTACGACCAGATCGTCGCAGGGTTCGAGTCCAACCCGTTCCGCTGATCGAAACCCACGCCGCGTGACCCACGGGGGTCACGAGTAGGCCGATACCCCTCCAGGAGGACCCCGTGGCAGTCAAGAAGCTCAAGGCCCGGAAGCAGATCCAGTACACGCTTCCCATGGTCGAGCGGCAGCTCATCCTGCCGTACGTCATGACCGTGCTGGGCAACAACGCCTTCGACGGCGCCAAGGGCGACACCGTCATGGTCAAGGTGACCGACGGCTCGATCGCCACGGCCCGCGACTACGACTTCCGTGGACGCACCGGCCCGATCGTGCTGGACGACATCTACCAGACCGGCGGCCAGCTCCCCGTCAAGCTGACGACCCACGTCGTGAGCGCGACCGGGCTCGAGCTCGAGCACTGGACCCTGGACGACATCGACTTCGCCCGTGAGGTCCTGCAGCCGCAGGCCGACGCGGTCGTGAAGCGTGTCGAGGCCAAGGCCCTGACCGGCTTCCGCAGCCTGCACCCGAAGCACACGATCAGCTTCGACGCCGACGACGACCCCCACCTGATCTCCATCGAGGCCAAGCGCCTCCTGGACTCGGACAAGGTCGCGCCGTTCACGGGCCGTGTGCACCTGATCGGCACCGACATCGCCGCTGCGTGGCTGGCGTCCGACCGACTGAGCGAGTACAACTCGACCGGTCAGGAAGGCACCCCCGCCCTGCGTGACGCGATCATCGGCAAGCTCGGCGGCTCGCCGGTCGTCGTCCACAACGGTCTCGACCCCGACGAGGGCTACTACCTGCACTCGTCCGGCCTGGTCCTGGCCAACGTCGCGCCGAAGGTGCCCATGGGCGCCGTGCTCGGTGACTCCGGCGTCGGCCGCCGCGGGATCCGCGCGACCTGGATCCAGGACTACGACGCCAACTACGCGCGTGACCGCTCCATGGTCCACACGTTCCTCGGCGTCAACGAGATCCGCGACGAGCGGCGCTCGGACGGCGGCTGGATCGTCGAGGAGGACGAGTTCGACGCTGACGAGCTCGAGTTCCTCAAGAACCCCGACGGCACCGACGTCTCGCCGGTCGCGGTCGGGACCCGGAAGAACGTCCGGATCCTCAAGTACGACGTCACCGGCACCGGCTCGGTCCTCGCACCGTGACCCGGAGCTCCTGACGGAGTTCACGAAGACCCCTCGCCCGCTTGACGGGCGGGGGGTCTTCGCCTATGCTGGTGCCAGGTAAGTCCCGAAGGCCCCGGGCGGTGCACAGCGAAGCTCGGGCCGGTGACACCTTGCAAGCCGCGGAACGCCGGGCGCCGCGGTGCTAAACAAGTCCCGGCACCTCGGGGCTGAACGGCATCGAGGCGGGGCAAGTCCGCACGTCGGAACCCTGCCGACCTGGGTTCGATCCCCAGCAGCTCCACTCGTTACCTGGTCGAGATGTAGTCTAGACAGATGAGCGACCAGGACTACGTGGCCGAGAAGGTCCGACGCGGACTGATCGGGCTGTCCTCCAGGTTCATCGCCCTCTTCATCTACGGCAGCCTCGGCGTCGTAGTCGGCCTGGCCATGGCGTTCACCGGAGCTCCCCAGGCGATCGAGGAATCGTTCGGCACCTGGACCCGGGTCGCCCTCGGCGGCTCCGCCGTGATCGGCGGAGTCCTCCTGCTGCTCGGCAACCTGAAGTCCGCCGAGTCGCGCTGGGCGTGGGTGGCCTGCCTGCTCGGAACGATCTTCCTGGCGCTATGGGCGACCACCCTGGCGATTACGTACTTCGCGTCCACCGTCGACGACGGGTTCGCCTTCGTGATGCCAGGGGAGGCGGTCCCGGAAGGCAAAGCCCGGCTGTACATCCCGCTGCTCTACGAGCACCTGTTCGCGCTCTTCATCCTGCACCTGGTGGTGCTCGCTCGACTCCGGCCGCCGCGACCGGTAGACTAACGGCATGACCGGACTCGCCCTCGACTACACGCCCGAGGAATTCACACTGGGCTTCGTCGCAGACGACCCGTGGACGAAGTCTCTGGTCTACAAGGTCGAAGGACAGCCAGCCGCCTGGCCCGCTGCTCCCGTGATCGAGTTCGAGGACGCGAGCGCCCCCGACTGGGTCGCCACCCTCTCGGTCCACGAAGGTGTCGATGACGCCAAGGCGACCTGGAGTCAGACCGTCGAAGAGGTAGCCGTGCTGACCGCCGCCGAGAACAAGAAGGTTCGCTTCTCGGTCCTCGGGATCACCTGGTTTGCGGGGAAGGCCATCAAGCGTGCCTGACCTCTACGAGCTCGAGGAGATCGAGCAGCCAGAGATCCCTTCCGTGACGATGCCATCCGGTATCGTAGGGGATCAAAGTCTCCACGTACTGCCGACCCCCGGCCCCCCGGGACCAGCGAGCAACGTGGGGAACGTCAACATGGTGCTCTGGTACCAGAATGCGAAGGCATAAACCATGACTCTCGAAGCAGAGCTCGAAGCCTTCGCGATCGCCGTCGGCACCGACGTCAAGACCCTTCTCGCCGCCGTCGACGCCCTCGAGGGCGCCACGGGCGGTTCCGTTGACCTGGACCTCCTGACCGACGTCGTCCTGACCGGCCCGACCACCGCACATCTGCTCCGCCACAACGGCACGAACTGGGTCAACGTCCTGGGGACCACCTACTTCGACGCGGCAGGCTCGGCCGCATCCGCCCAGTCCGCGTCCCAGCCGCTCGACTCCGACCTCACCTCGATCGCCGCCCTGACGACCACGACCTACGGTCGAGCCCTCCTGGAGCTGGCGAACCAGGCCGCCCTGATGACCCTCATCGCGGCCGCCACGGACACCGTCGCAGGCGCTGTCGAGCTCGCCACCCCTGTCGAGTCGCAGACCGGACTCGACACGGCCAGGGCCGTCACCCCCGCAGGACTCAAGGCGGCCATCGACGACGCCAAGGCTGCCATCCTGGGAGCTGGCGTCCCCTCGGCGCTGGACACGCTCGACGAGCTGGCCGCGGCCCTCGGGGACGACGCGAACTTCGCGGCCACCGTGACGACGTCCCTGTCCGGCAAGCAGCCGCTCGACTCGGACCTGACGGCCATCGCGGCGCTCACGACCACGACCTACGGTCGAGCCTTCCTGGCGCTCGCTGACCAGGCCGCCCTCATGGCGCTGGTCGCCGCGGCGTCCGAGACTGTCCCGGGCAAGATCGAGATCTCCACACAGGCCGAGACAGACACGGGCACCGACGACGTTCGCGCCGTCACCCCGCTCAAGCTACAAACCCGGATAGCAGCGCTCTTCGGCGACCCGAACACCGACCTGGCCGCGGTTTACACCACCGCCCGCGACTCCTGAGGGTAAGCCGCCATGGCCACCCTCATCGAGCGTCTGACCACGGCGCTCCAGACGATCGCGGCGGACGTCAAGGTCGCGTCCAACGGACTGCCCTACACCTTCGCCGACCCGCTCACGGTCCGTGACGGGCTCTCCCCGCTGCGCATGGAGGGTGCCGGGAAGATCCTGGCAGTTACCGCCGCCGCGAAGACCGCGCCGACCGGCTCCACCCTGATCGTCGACATGCTGAAGAACGGCACCACGATCTTCACCGGCGGAACCAACCGTCCGGCCATCGCCATCTCCGGCTTCTCAGCTCGCGGGACTCCCGCGGTGACCACCTACGCCGACGGGGACCTGTTCCTGCCCCAGATAGACCAGATCGGGTCCACGATTGCCGGTGGCGGGCTGACCGTGACCCTCTGGGTCCGCCGGACGAGCTGATGGCCGCGCTGGTCCGTCGCGACACGACGGCCGCCACAACCACGGACAACACGACCTTCACGTCCTCGTCGTTCACGCCTACCGCGGACGACCTCCTGGTGGTGCTCATCCGGTGCACCGGCACCGTTGGGAGCAACCCGGTTCTGGCCGCTTCCGCCAACGGCATCACCTTCACCCGCGTCATCAACCAGTTCTCCAACGCTTCCGCGCACAAGCAGATGATGTTCGTGGCCGACCAGAAAGTGCCGGGCTCCCCGAGCGCGATGACGGTTACAGTCACCCTCACGTCCGGCGACAACGCGTCGAGCTGCATCATGGGCGTCATCGCCATCACCGGCATGAGCCGCGTCGGGACCGATGCGATCCGCAACTTCTCCACCACCCCGCAGATCTCGGCCGTCGACAACAGCAAGACAACAGGAGGGTCGGCGGGCACCGCGACCCTCCCGGCAGCTCCGCTGACCACCAACCCCCTGCTCGGGATGGTGGGCGTTATCTCTTCCGGAGGGATGACGCCGCCGACGTCGTGGACCGAGCTCCTCGACCAGAACAACGCGACTCCGACCAACGGGTTCGAGATCGTTGGCCGCGCGTCGGGGCAGACCAACGCTACGGTGACGACCGGGTCGAACATGACGGTCGGCGCGTTCGCGGTCGTCGAGTTTGACGCCAGCGTCCCCTCGGGCGCCACACCTTTCGAGGGCTGGGGTACCGCGGCCTGAGGCGAGGTGTATGGTGGGGCTCATGGTCTCCGTTTCCCTGAGTTGCACACCCGCCTCCGGCCCCTCAAACACCTCGGTCGTCCTGAAGTACACCGTCACCGGTGCCGACGACGAACCGGCGTCCAGCACCTCCCAGCACATCGACGGCACCACGGTCGTCGACGGGACGACCTACGAGGCCGACGTCGACGTGACCCTGACGAAGCCTGCCGTCATCCACACCCGCCTCTTCAACGCCCCCTCGGGTGCGGTCCTCAAGAACGTCGTGCGGGACTCCGTCGACCCGTCGAAGTTCACCGCGCAGTTCGTCTGATCCGTGGCGACCGTCACCGGCTCTGTCGTCGTCGACGGCCAGACCTACCCCGCCTCGACGACGGTCACGGTTACCACGCCTCCGACCGCCCTCAAGCGGATCGGCATGTCATCCCCCGCAGATCAGTGGGACCAGCGGCTCGCTGAGGTAGGCCCGAACGGCATCACGTCGTACCACATCTATGCCGACGTGTCTTCCTCCGGGATCTCGCAGATGTCCCGCATCGACGAGGCGATCTCGCTTGGCATGACCCCGGTGATCACGTTCAAGTTCGGCTCAGGATCGGTCTCCACGGCCGGTTCGGGCGGCTACAACGCGTGGGTCACGACGGCGATGAACCAGCTCCAGGCCAAGGGTGTGCCGATGTTGGTGGCTTGCTGGCACGAGCCCTTCGACGACATGACCGGCCCACAGTGGCTCGCCATCCAACGGCAGGTGCTTCCGCTCATCAATGCGAAGTCCAACCTCGAGTCGTACTGCATCCTTCACGGCTGGCTGACCGATAACCGGATCGCCGACTGGGACTCATTCATGGCCCCGGACGTGTTCGCGCTGCTCGACTACATGGGTCTCGATTCGTACCAGTCCGGCACACCGGCGGCCCCCGGCACCAAGGATCTATCGACCCGGATGCCGACCATCCTGGACTGGCTCGAGGATCAGGGAGACCGGAACAAGCCCCTGGTGATCGGCGAGTACAACGCCTATACGGTGGCGTCACTGAACGCCGTGCAGTCGACCATCCTAAACACGCCCAACGTGAAGCACGCCCTCGCCTTCAACTCGGCGACCGGCGGCAAGGGCGTGGTCTTCACTGGCGCGATCCTCTCGGCCTTCAAAGCCTTCAAGGCCCGGCCAGAGGTCGAACAGTAGCGGTCGGGTAGACTCGGTCTCATGGCCGAGAATCTGATCACCGCAAACGAGCTCGCTGTCTGGTCTGGCGTGTCCGAGAGCGTGGTCGAGGGCGACGACCTGGCGGTCGACGTCATGCGCCGCATGAGCAGCTACGCGCGCTTCCTTGGCTTCTACCCGCTGCCAGAGGCTGAGTGGGGATGGCAAACTCGGGAAGAGACCCCGTTCGATGTCAAACTGGTCGTCCTCAAGGTCGCGCGACGGTCGTACACCAACCCGGGCGAGGTCGTCCAGGAAGGCAGCATCGGCCCCATCGGCGGCGACCGGCTCCGTGACGAAGCGGCCATGTCGCTCGAGCTGACCGAGACCGAGCGCGCGACCCTGACCAAGTACAACCTCGCGGGCGACCCCGAGATCGGCGACTCCGGGACCCTGTGGGTCCAGCCGACCAACGGCGGCACCGAGACCCTGCTCCAGACGTCCCCGCTGTACGTTGGCGACGACCAGCAGATCAACCTCGAGGACTCCGCGGATCCGCGGGAGTGGAAGATCCCGCTGTTCAACCCCGGCGACCCGGGAGACGACTCGCTCTATCCCGACGACGAGGTCTGAGCCATGCCTAGCGGCGTCGAGACCATCACCCGGATCCGCAAGGCCAAGGTCGACAAGCTGAAGCCCCAGACCGCGACCACCCCGGACGAGGAAGAGTTCGGCAACTGCGAGGTCCTGCCCCGCCAGCCGATCGAGACCGACCGCGGCCTGGTCGGCGTCGAGGGCTGGGACGTCTTCTGCTTCAACCCCGCCTGTGACGTCGTCCGGACCGACCAGGTCGAGCTCCGCGGCGCCACCTACAACGTCGAGGGCGAGCCCCGCCGCTTCACGAAGAAGGGCAAGTTCAAGGCGCTCCAGATCACCCTCGTCAAGGTGAGCTGATGGCCCGCCGAGTCCGGTTCGTTCCGGACCACAAGAGTTTCGGCCAGTTCATCCTGTCCGACCAGGTCCGCGACGTCACGGCCGAGGTGGCCAGCGACATCGCCCAGCGCGCCCGTACCCTGGCCCCACGCCGGAAGAGCCGCGGCAACGTCCCCGACGGGACCGCCATGGCCGACCAGTTCCGCGTCAACAAGGAGGCCGGGGTGATCAAGGTCGCCGGGAACGTCCGCGTCAAGGTCGAGGTCTTCAACGAGGCCCGCTCGGCCGCCCCCAACGAGTTCGGCTCGTCCCACAACAAGCGACACCGTATGCTAGGACGAGCTGGCGCCGAGTACGGCGACTTCAAGCCCGAAGGGGGCCTTGAGCTGTGAGCGTATCCAGCGTCACGCCGTTCGGTTCCTGGGGCCGAGCTGTCCTGCAGCTCCTGCTGGCCTACGACGGGATGCCCGAAGACCCCGACGAGGCCCTCGCGCGCGTGGGGAGCACCTTCGACTACACGCCGGACCTTCCCTGGTACATTCGCATCGACAAGGTCTTCCAGCGCACCTCCCGGCTCGAGGGCCAGTTCACCTTCGACATCGAGGTCTTCGGCCCCGCCGACACCTCGGACGCCGAATCTGTCTCCAGCGGCATCGAGGCCCTTGTACTCGGGTACCCTCATGTGGTAGAGGTCGATGGCGTGAAGTTCGTCTTCGACACGGTGTCCCAGAACAGCGGCCCCACCGAACTCCCCTGGGAGGACGAGGCGGTCACCAGGCTGGGCGCGACTTACGTCATCACCGCCCGCAGGCGCTGAACAAGGAAAGGTGGCCACCGTGCCCAGTTTCGAGGCTCTCAAGAACAAGCAGACGGAGCTGATCCGCAAGGCCCTCGACGGGTCCGCGTTCATCGCGTCCATCGAGGCAGACGCCATCACGTCGCTGACCCAGGAGACGGGCGCCGCCACCGCGGCCACCGTCACCGGCTCCGCGAACGCCGTCAACATCGTCACCGGTGGCGACCTGGTGGTCCAGAAGGACAACGGGCCCCTCGTCACCATCGCCCTGGCGTCCGCGGACATTCCGTCGGCCGTCGTGACCAAGATCAACACCGCCCTCGGCTACACCGCAGCCAGCCTGGTCTCCAGCAAGCTGCAGCTCGTCTCCTCGAGCACCGGCGGGAACTCGGAGTTCAAGGTCGTCTCCGGCACCGGCACCGTCCTGGCCAACCTGTTCCTGACCACCGGCCAGGAGGCCAACGGTTCGGACCCCGGGATCAACCTCGCAGCGCTTCCCGCGCTGTACGACGACCTGGGCTGGCTCACCAACGACGGCGCCAGCTTCTCGCGCGACGTCGGCTCCAGCGAGGTCACCTCGTGGGGCTCGGTCACCCCGACCAGGACCGACATCACGTCGGACACGACCACGCTGACCGTGACCGCGCAGGAGACCAAGCTCCTGACGATCGGGCTCGCGACCGGCGCCGACCTGTCGGCGGCCGTCCTCGACCCGACCACGCGCGAGCTGTCCGTGGCCAAGCCCGCCCGTCCCCGCAGCCGCCACTACCGCGTCCTCTCGGTCGCGGTGGACCAGGCCGACGGCGGCGAGCTGTACGTGGCCCGCTTCCTCCCCCGCGCGAAGGTCTCCGGCTACGCCGAGCAGTCCTTCGGTGGCGGCGACGACCCGATCACCTGGGGCGTCACCTTCACCGGCGAGGAGGACAGCGACCTCGGCTACAGCGAGCGCTGGATCTTCGGTGGCCCGGGCTGGTACGCCCTCTGCGCCGACATGGGCTTCGACGTCTCCTGACGTTCGACCTCCGGCTAGCGGCCGGGATCTCTACACGCGGGTGGGCGTGTCGGGATCCCGGCCGCTTCGCTGTTGGGGTAGGATGGTGCCCATGAGCGATCCCTATGCCCCTGGCACCTTCGTGAAGGACGGCAAGACCGTCGTCGCCGACACGGCCGCAGACGCGGTCGCGCTGATCTTCGACGGCGCCAAGCGCGTCGCGGAGGCCAAGCCCGAAGCCGAGAAGGTCGAGGTGGAGCAGCCCAAGGGCGAGCCCGTCGACGCCCCCGCGGTGCCCGGCCAGTCCCGCAGCTTCTCCAACCCGCCCAAGCCCTGACCCAGGAGGCCCACCCGCCCATGACCACCACCAGTGACCTGACCCAGCTCCCCGAGCGGTTCGACTTCGACCTCGACGCCTGGGAGCCGGACGCGGCCGACCTCAAGGACGACCTCGTCGTCAAGATCGGCGGCCGCGGCGTCCGCTTCTCCGACCCGCGCGACAAGCCCTGGCAAGAGCTGGTGGCCCTCGACAACCCGGTGCAGTTCATCCGGGTCTGCACCTCGAAAGAGGACCGCGAGCACATCATGGACCAGCAGTTCACGTCCAGGAAGCTCGAGGCCCTCATGAAGAGGTTCATGGAGCACTTCGAGGTCGACGAGGCCATCGCCGAGGCCCAGAAGCAGTCCCGCCTACGCGGGCTGAGCTGACCCATCCGCTGACGCCCGCCCCTGGTTCGAGCAGGGGCGGGCTCTGCGTTTACACGCCATGAGACTCGACGACATCGACGCCGCCCGTGGAGGCGCCGAGTTCTGGTTCCGTCACGACGGCCAGAACTGGGAGATCCCGTCGCCAGTGGACATGCCCTGGCAGCACGTCATGGCCTACATGGACGCCCGCGGCCTGGGCGTCCACACGTTCGGACTGAGCCTCCTCCAGGTACACGCCGTCTTCGACGCCTGGGCCCGCCGTTACGGCCTCCCGAGCTTCGAGCAGTCCCAGCGCCTGGCCTACCTCGTCGACCACTACCACGACGACCTCGAGTACGAGCTCCAGCGGATCCACGGCGTCGACCTGGACGAGCTGTGGAGGGCCCGGAGCTGGCGCCGCCTCCTCGCCCTGACCGACCGGCTCCCGAGGAACACGCTCTACTCGGCGGCTGTGTCCAACGACCCCGAACACGCCGCCATGCTCGCCAAGGCGATGACCGACGCCAAGGCCGAGAGCGGACCCGAGGACGAGGACGCCCCGAAGGGACCCCCGATCCACGAATGGTCCCCGGAGCTCGAGGCCCTCACCGGCCTCGGCGACAAGCTGAACTGGCTGATCTACGTCACCCAGGCCATCGCCGCCCAGGGCAAGAGTGTCCCGAAGCCCGATGCGGCCCCCCGTCCGGTCACCGAGCTGGCCCGCGCGCTGCGTCGCGCCGAGCACGAGCGCCGCAAGGATGCCCACCAGACGCTGGCCGCTCGCCTGCTACCACACAAGTACCCGCCGAAGGCCGAGTAGCCACTCCTGTACGATTAGGCGCATGGCCGCCGCCCTCTTCGATCACGCGCACTGCGCCGTGTCCGAGGTGTCCTGATGGCAGGCAAGGTCTACTCTGCTGGCACAATCTTCCTCCAGGTTGTCCCCGTCTTCAAAGACGTCATGGACGACATCCGGCGCAACGCCAAGGACTGGGACCGCGCTCTCGGCGACGAGATGGAGAAGTCCGGCAAGGAAGCCGGTAAGCGCGCCAACAAGGCCATGGGCGAGGAGCTCGGCAAGGGCCAGAAAGAGGCCGGGTCCAAGGCCGGTGAGGACTACTCCGGCGCGTTCGCGAAGACGTTCAAGGACGGCGTCGCCAAGGTCAACCGTGAGCTCGAGCCGATCAACCTCAAGGTCGAGAAGAACGGCATCCGCCGCGAGCTCGCCCAGATCCGCAGCGAGTTCAAGGAGCTCGGCGACCAGGAGATCGGCGTCGACATCGACGCCAAGGAAGCGTACGCCGAGCTGCAGATCCTCGAGGCCCGCCTCCGCGGTGTCCAGGCCGACGCCAAGAACATCCGCGTCAAGGTCGACGTCGACGAGGCCACCAAGGGCGTCGAGGCGTTCCGCAAGCGGGTCGAGCGCGCCCTCCCCGACATCGACC